ATTTTCACGGATAGTCTTAAATACTCCTTCACATAATCTTTTGAATCCACCTTCTGCAAACTTACGTGCAATATGTTGGATACGTTTTTGACTAGCATTCATTACCTGACTTAGCTTCATTTCACTATTACCTGAAACATACAACTCGTCATTAAGACCTTGTGCCGCTTTAGACATACCTGTTGCCTGTTCCTTGTGTACTTGTAAGTGTTGTAACAAAGGAACTGTACCTGCACTTATAGTGCTTGGAGGTAGATCTGCAACTGCACCTTGAGGATTACCATTAGTAGGTATAATCTGTTTAGGTCGCATGTTTTGTAAGGCAGAGAAGTCTACAACATTGGGATCTGCTAACTTAGGTGAGTAGTTACTTAGATAAGTATTTTCCACAAATCCACGTAGAATAGCGGTAGATGTAAGCGTAGTAGAACGGGTCATATCTGCTATAGATAAACCATAGAATTCATATGGAATTTCAAAGGGACTTAAAGAAGCCATAGGCACATACTTACAGTCTTCTTCATGTAGTATAGTACTTCCTGCAACTATAAAGTGTTTAAGTTCTGCAATACCATCGCCATCACGATCTATCTTCATCCAACATTCTGTAACTGCTACATTTCTATTAGCCTCTAACATTGAGGCGTCATCGTATGATGCTCCTGACCAATATGTTTGTCCAGTAACCTTTTTACGTACTGCAACATCTTCTGAGTAGGAGCTGTGATCTTCATCAGAGCTAGGTAGTTCAGACCAGTCAGATACTCCTTCTGCTATATCAGGATACATTTTACGTATATCTGATCTAGACATTTCTACCTGGACACCTATAAAGTTAGCATCTTCTATAGAGCTAGCATCTCTTGATATAAGAAAGTTTTCAGGTGGAACATTTTCAATTTTAACTCTAGACATGTCATAAGTTCTTTTTAACCTAATATCCTCATAAGAATTAGTTGATGTATTAAAATTTAATTCACCCACTACTTCTATGTCTTTGTCTGACAATTTAAGATCTAAAGCCTCTTCGGTAAGGGACTCATACTCTTCAAAGCTAGTTGATTTGTCTTCCACAAAGTCCCAACGTATTATTGAGTTTTTCCAGAGCAGGGCAGACTTAACCCAAGTGTTCATTAACTCCCAACCATTGTTCTTTTTGAATATAGTATAGTTAACTAAATCTGATGCGTCATTAGCGGCTGCAATAGCGCTGGGCGAGGCTGACCAAGATTTAAATTTAGCTAGTCTGTTATTGTTAAACATTAACTCTGAAATAATTGCCAGGTAGGCTTCTATAGTTTCTGTAGTATCTGATGAAACAATTTTAGATACACCATTAGGACTTAAGTGACCTTCAGGTAATCCTGCGTATTCGTAAGTAGACTGTAATCTATCATTAGCTAGTTCTGAAGAATTTAAAAAATCTCCAGCAGAGTTAGCTACTCCTGCATCAACTAAATTTATTAGTTGTTCGTCAGTTACTTTTTCACGGTAACCTGTCATATAATCGCCCATATAAGGCCTCCTATCAATCTAGCACCCACATGGGTATTTATTATAGTACGGGGTTTCTGAACCAAAGGTACCCCGCAAACCTAAAGGACAGCATGAGGTTCAACTGTATAGTCCGTCTTTACCCTCTTTCCGCCAGTCTTCACGGTGGGCACGGACAAGCTCTGGCTCCTTATTTTTCTTAACGTTATCACGTCCATAAGTAGCTGAATTCTTTGATTTAGTAGTAGGATCCCAAACCTTACCATTCTTTTGTTTAACCCCTTTTGAAGGTCTATAAATAGTCATTGTTATCCTCCTAAATCTTTTTTGAGTTGAGCTAATTCTTCTAGCTCTGCTACACTTAAGTCTGCACTAGTTCTTTCTGTATTAACAGTTTCCACTCTTGTTTTCTTAGGTGCCTTGTATTCGCCTAATTCTTTAGCAATCTTAAATGCCTCTTCACGATCCCCGTCTTCCATTGCTTCATGCATTAGCAATTTCATTATATCCAAAGGGTCCTGTGCTACAGCATTAATAGCTTCCAGTGTTTCAGCCATCTCTGATGCTTTTTCTTTGATTCGTACGTCCCGCTCTCTTTTTAATCTACGGGCTTCTGCTGAAGCTTTAACTCCTGCCGCCTGAAAGTTCTTTATCTTTTGCTGGCCTTCTTCAGTAGAAGGGTTAATCATGTGTTGAGCAAAAGCAGCCTGGCGGGGGTCTTTCATCATTCTTTGACGAACTTCTTCTATCTGTTTACTTGTCTTAGCCATTAAATCCAGTCCTCATTATTATGGTTAACAAAATTCTTTTGTCTCCAATCAACTTTTTGATTTGATAATTTATCAATATTAGTACGGTAAGCTTCCCAGGTAATAGCTAGAGCCATGACAGTATCATCGTGATGGCCTTGTAGTGCTTCTGTCTTACCTGAAGTAGTAGATATGTAGGTCTTCATTTCAGCTAGTATGGTCTTAGAAGGAATCCATATGTCTTCTTCTTCCACCGCATTTTTTAACTGACCTATAACTCTAGGCTTACTTCCGTGTGTCATTCTAAATCCAGGTGTTTGTCCTTCTTCCGAACTTAACCTGGCCGCTTTAGTTTCATAATACATGTTAACATAACTCATTTGCTTGAGTCTTTGCAATGTAGCTACACCCATACTATTAGATTCTACTGCCATCAGTGCGTTGTTAAAGTACCTACCTAGGTAAAACAAATGTTCACCGTATAAAGTAGGATCTACTGTATTGTCTCGATACATGGCACATATATGACCTTTAGTGTTCATTACTATTGCTGTACTGTAGTCTTGTTTAACACCTAAGGCAACATCTGCACCGATAATATAATTGTCTTGCCAATCAGGCGGTATCCATATCTCTAAATTTCCCCTAGGGCTGTCATCAAAGGAGCCTAAGTCACTATTGTAACCACGTAGAGCTATAGGAGGTGTAGATGTAAAAGAGTTTATTTTCTCTGGGTTAAACACTGATGAGCCTGAAACCAAGAAGGCTTCTTCTGCGTTAGCAGGATACTCTTGTCTAAACTTATCTACTCCACCTTCAACAAGTTTTAATCGTCTCCAGTATAGTTGTTCATCTGTTAGTTCATATTTTTCTTTATAATCTTTTTCTTCAAAGGTTAACTCAAATCCAGGAGGTATCTCTCGCTTATATTCTACAGTACTAAACCATGGAATAAATATAGCTATGTAATCAGATTCACCTGCTGCTGCTGCTTGATACAATCGATAAAATTCACCTGATGCACCGTTAGCTGTAGATTCAATAATTACTTCTGTTCCCTTTGACTCAGAGATTCCTTGGAAAAGTCCGGCCAGGATTTTTTCATCATGCTGCCAGAACGCTACCTCAGAACCATGAAGGATTGTAGGAGTAGTTCCTCGTCCCGCTTCAGGTGATCCTGCAGTATATAAACGGTATGAACCAATTGCCTCTGAATCAGTGTATGCCGGAGTTTGAATTGAAATTTCTTTTGCGTTGGTTTTTTCTAACTTAGGTTGTAACCCTTTTTCCATATTTTTTATGAGATTTTTACTCATAGTAAACAAAGAATCTGATGTAGCACTATCATGTGCCATCACAACAGATCTAGTGTGTTGCTGAAAGTAAGTCTTCCAGAATACTCTTCCTGCACAAAAGGTAGATATACCTTGTTGTCTGGCTTTAAGTATTATGGCCCTAACTTTACCTGTCTCCCTTCTTTGTTTTTCTAAAGCATCGTTAATAATAGACTGTGCCTCATTAAATTTAAAGGGCACAAAACCTTTAGTAGCGTCTTTAGTAATAATTCTTATCTGTTCAATAGAAAATTTTTCAAAGTCTTCAGAATAGTCATTTAAATTCTTTCTTCTTTTTAATTCTCGTAGAGCCTCCAACTGTGCTCTCTCTTCTTTCTTTTTGTTGTCCATAAATATTTCCTTTAGTAGAACTCGGAGAAGGGTTTTTAATGCCTTCCCCGGCTCTGACGCCTGCCCGGTGTTTAGCTTAAGGTAGCGAAATTCCATTCTGCAAAAACAACGTAACGAGATAGGGCTCTGTGGCCCCGTGGCGTAGCACTTTAAGTTAGTGCCAGACTATTTCTTTAACATTCACATTTAGTGCAAGGACAAGTCCTGTTTAAGATTGCGCATACAATACGCTTAAGATATTTTCTCATTTTGCTTTTCCTTTTGGTTTGTGCCCCAAATTTTTGCTAGAGGAGGTATGTTTAGCTCCAGTCATTAGCTTTCCATTTGCCTTGTGCGTAGGCCCTTTATACTCTTTACCATTTGGTAAGTAGTGTTTCATTCCTGCTGCCATTATTTTTTCCTCTTCTTACCAGAAGGAGTAACGGACCACTTAATTGCTTTAGGTCCTGTCTTCTTCTTAGCCTCTGATTTACTTACTTTTGAGGCAACCGCTTTAGGTCGGCAAGCAGGATAACTTTTACGTTTATCATCTTTACCTGATCTACCACAAGGCTTACCTGTTTTAACATCAACCCAATCTTCTTTAAACCATTTTTTAAGAGAAGCGCCTTTAGCCGTTTTACGTACTGCCATGCTATTTCCCCTTACTTTTACCGTAATTCTTAGCGCCAACCTTACGGCACTTAGCCATATGTCCTGATCGGTATGCAGAGTTTTTAGGCATAGACCTAACTACTTTTTTGTAGCAAGCATCTTTTTTAGTTTTTTTAACTGCCATGATTACCTCTTTGATTTAGTTCCAGAACACTTCCATCTTTTCCTACTTAGGTTTAATGGGCTGTTAGGATTTTTGGCTGCTGCCGGTGAACGTTTCTTTTGACCTGCAGATCTAGCACAATAAGCATCACCTTTTTTACTGCCAGGTTGTACTCTCTTACTACCATCTTTAGCTTTACCTGCCTGACCGTAGCTAACCCTCTTTCCGCTTGAAGTAACTTTTACTTTAGCTTTTCCTTTATTTGGCGTTGCCATGTGTTACCTCCTACTTTAATGGGTTATCTACAAGTGAATCATATGCGTTCCATATGTCATCTATTTCAGTTTGGTATTTGTCAAGCTTATCACCCAGACTATCAGTGACCCCAGTCGATCTCTCAACCTGACTACGTAAGTCAAGCAAGACTTTCTGTTGTTCCAATATGTTTTGCATCTGTGTGCTAATCGTTGATAGGCGTGTGTTAAGTCCGCGTACATCATTATCTACCACCGCTTGTTCTAATGTTTGTATTCTAGAGCTTAGATTTAACTCTAAGGCCTGTATATTTTTATTTGTTTCAGATTCCAGTGTTTGTATGTTAGTATTAATAGTAGTAGCTTTAGAGCTAAATTTGCTTGAAGCCTGTACTACTGTTTTAATGCCTGATTCCACTGCGTAAAACCTTTGTAGTGTGTCATATCCATAATATATACCTCCACTAAGAGATCCTAGTATTGGCAGGGCAGCAGCAATGTACCACCCTTTAAAAGTAAACCCACCCACTTTAACTTCTGCATTTTCTATCATATTACATTTCCTTTATAGGAGTGCCATTCTGTTGCATGTAAGTGTTAGCACCATAAACTGCCGTAGCATCTTTCATGTCGTCTGTTAAGTAACCAGTCCAACCAGTTCCTGCACCACTCCAAGTGATTACAAACTCATCTGCGGCCTGAGTATACGTGATTGCTGTATAGTTACCTGCTACTAAATTATTAGCTGCTGTATAAGAGTCAATAGAGGCAGTTAACTCTGTGTTATTAGCTGCAGCCATAAAAGCACCAGCTTGTTGAGCATAGTTCTCTACGCTTTCCACTGCATCATTATAGGTAGCAACCTCTGAAGCCTGAATAGTATATTCATCTGTAGCTAACATACCTTGTAAAACAACTTGCTCTGGTTTAGTATCTGCTTCTTTAGCTATGTCTGAGACAGCAGTAGCTGTGGCTAAAACTGCTGTGGCTGTGGTTAACAAGTCTACTGCTAGAGTTAACTGGGTCATAGACGCAGTATGTTCTTGAGTAAATAATTGTTTAGCATTTGCTGCTGTAGCGTAGTCATGAGCTAACACTTTATCAAGTGCAGCTTTGTAAGCAACATACTGTGCATCAGTAATCTTAGCACCTTCTAAGGCATCATCAATTACAACACGTCCTACTGTAGCATAACCAACAGCACCATTTGCTAGCTGACCTGAAGCAAGTAACTTGTTATTGATTATGTCAATAGTACCCGCTAGCTCCGTTATTTTCTGCGCCCCCGTTTGGGTGTACTGGTACTCTCTTGTTTGTGCGAGTAGTCCTGAACCGGTCACTAATAGAGCGAACGTTCCCGCTGTTAGTATCAACTTTTGTTTCACTGATTTCATTTGTTAGATCCTCTCCAATCCTTAGTAGGCCATCCCAAAATGCCTGGTTATCTTTATATCCTACTATAAATAAAGTAGGGTTTTCTCTATACTTGTATATTGCGGATTTGCCCATCAATAGTTTTCCGGTAGTAACGTCTAAGATAGGGCAAGGTGTAGATGCCAGTATCATTGCTTTAAATACATTGGGATCATCACAGATAACTGATATTGCAGACACCTGTAAACCTAGACCACCTAACTGTTGAGGAGTACCCAGTAACCTAGCATTCTTACGTCTATTGCAGTATGGGTCTTGCGTCATACTACCTGAAGACATACCTAAGAAACTTATTTGTATTCCTGTGGTGGTAGGAAGTAAACAACTATCGCTTCCTCCTGCCCC